TCATGCCAGGAAGTTGTTTCAATTCTTGAACCATTCTTTTCCTTAACAGTTTCGCTACATCCTTCAACGCTGCACGTGAGAGCTCCTGTATCGTATATTGAGCGCGGTCAACATTGGAGATGAATTCAATGCCGTCCTTTTTTATCTTGGTCACGCTTTTAGGCATCGGCACGGTTAACCACCCCCTGGCAAATGAGCTCGGTCAGTTCACCGTCTTTGTCGTATGTGCGGATGATAATGTATGTTTTGCCACCGTGCTTTAGTTTCGGCTCCTGATTGTAGTCAATTGACCGGACAACAAACATTAGCTCAGGCCTTAAACCTGTGGCTGCAGCTTGATAAAATTCAGACTGACGGATTGACTGTTTGTCGGCGAACACTTCACGCTCAACCGGTGTTTCGATAATATCGCCCATATCATTTTCGGTGACAGTAATGCTGATAAGCTTTACAACCTCCCTAAACAACATCTTCCGTCACCTCCGCGTATTCCTGCGACAATGCTAAATGGGTTTCAAGCATCCTGAAAGACTGTTGTAGCTTTTCGGCATCGGGGTTGTTCCATCCGAAATTAGCCTTGACATAGACGATGATTGCTCTCTTGATAAGCGGGTCCATAACCTGTATTTCTACCGGCTTTGGTTTGGGATTTTCTTCTGTCGGTTCTGGGGTATATGTTTCCGTTACTGTCTTGTCAATATTCACCCCGGACAGCTTCAAATCCATCTTGGCGGCTTCGATTAAGTCCTCAATCTCAGCATCATAAGCATTGTTTGATATTCGCAATACGGTCTTTACGTCTTCAAGCATTTAATCACCGCCTAATAGTTTTATTAGCTCCGTTTTTGTCTGCCTTGGGTTATATTCAATGCCTTTGTCATCAAGCATTGACATGATTTCCTTTTTCGTCATTTCGTCGGGGTTAAGGTCTTGTGTCTTGATGATTCCCCGGCTTACCAGGTCTTTAATCCGGTCGGCTTCATCACAAATAAAAGTTGCGCCAGGGAGAATAATCTCCCCGGTGTACTTATCGCGAAACCGCCGGATGACTTTGTATTTCATTGGCGGTTCCCTCCTTTAACCCTCTGGTGCTGTGTCCTCGATTGTGATTACTGCGTCAACATCGCCCTTGTTAGTCTTAAATGTGATTGTAACATCACCTTTTTCGAGTGTCTCAAGGTAAGTCTTGAGAATCGTAACAGCAAGCCCAACAGTGGTGTAATGCGTGGTCGGTGTCAAGGCAACATCTCCGTTGTAGACAGATGTCAGCGTTACTCCGGTGGTGTTGTGTTTGATTTCGAATCCTAAGTCAACATAACCTTCGGGGTTTTCGGAGTTCTTGTCGAATGTCGCAGTCTCCGGTTCAATTTCTAATGCCGTCGTGTCTTCCACCGTTATAACTGCCGTTACATCGCCTTGGTCGGTTTTAATTGTAACTACATGGTCGCCTTCTGCCAAATTAACAAGTGTTTCTTTTTTGATTGTGATTTTGCCTTCGCTTTCGGTGTAGTTTGTTGTTTTTGTCAATTTACTTTCACCGATGTAAATATCTCCTATGGTTACTGTGCCGTCACTAACGGCAACCGTTAGCACCACGTCTGCGTAACCATCACCTCCTGTGTTGAGGTCAAACGTGGCTGTTTCAGGGCTAACGGTTACGAGGATTTTTTTATTAGCGCAAATGCCTTGGTGTCAAGCACCCCTCCATCAACAATGGTGTATGCCGCATAGTCAACTGTCCTTGCCTTAACGTGTTCCTCTGTTGCAAGGCTCATAGGCTCGTTGATGTTCAGCACATAACCCTTATTGGGGTTACCGATGATAACCGTATCGTTGCTTACGCCTGCATCAGCCTTAACCGCAAATCCCCACATTCTGCCTACTCCGTCGGAGGTTAGATCAGGAATGAACAATGGTCTGCCCGTGCTATCTTTCAAGTTAGCAAGCCGATTCCATATCGTTGCATTGTTGGCGTAGATTGCGCATCCGCTAAGATACGATGAATGAATCTTGCCAATTGCCTGTGTGATTTTCTCGTAATCCAACGGGTCAGGCGCAGTGGCAGCAGGATTGTAAGTAACAACTTGTGGTCTTTGGCTTTCTTCTTCAAGTGCTGTTTCAATGCCAAGAGGTTCAGGCTTAAATTCATCGTTAGTCCCAGGTTTGCCCCGCCCTTGTGCGATTGCGGTACCGAGAGCAACACCAACTCTTTCGCCAAGTTCTTTCTTGATATAAGGGATAAATTCCTCGGTAGCCATGCTTCTAAGCTTCCATGTTACTGTGATAGCCTTTGACAGTTCGCAACCTGTCAATGTCAGCTGCCCAAACGTGTTCTTCTCGTCTTTTGTAGATGTGGACTCATCATACCAAGCTGCATCACCGGCATCAATTGCAGTATGCTTGTTGATTACCAGAGTTCCCCTTACATTGTACTTCTTAACATCCGCTAACAAGGGATACATCTCGGTTGCCCTACTCCAAATTCCAGCTACAACGGTTTGAGGAATTAAGGTCGGGGTATTGCCTGTATCATGGGTGTATGCGTTTCTGAATTCAGCGTTTACCTTGTCAAAAACCGCCTGCTCGTTTGCGTCAAGCTTTTTTCCCTGCATGACTTTAGCCCATGCGGTTTCATACATCTTGTCATCATTCACAGATACAGGCCTTTGAATTGTATCAATCACTTTACCACCTCCAACGTCAACGGATTTGTTTTCGATGTCCGTCACTTTTGCACTGCCTTTCAGTGCGTTCAAATTAGCTGTCGCCTTTTTGACGTTTTCCCATTTTTCGTCCAACGCTTCAACCTCTTTCATCTTAGCGTCGGCTTCCTCGGTCTTGCCCTCTGCTATAAGACTTTCTATCTCACCTAAAAGGGCATTCCTCTGTTCAAGATATTTTTCCTTATTCATCTTTTACTGCTCCTTTCAATTTTAAATAGTTTAACTTGGATATTAAAAAATCCGGCTCATTTTTTTGAGCTGGATTCTTAACTGTGTTACGTATTTTGTTTATTACTTCCTGCGGCAGTAAGCCGGAATACGATGTACTCGCCGCAAGCTGTATATCCTCAAACATGACTTCGTCAATGAAACCAAGTTCTTTTGCCTTTTGTGCTGTCATCCATGTTTCTTTATCCATTAATGCCAATAATTCTTCTTGTGTTTTACCCGTCTTTAATCTGTATGCGTTGGCTATAGTGTCATTGGCGTTTTTTAAAATTTCGGCGGTGTGCTCCATTTCTCGGTAGTCACCCTCGGCACAAGAGCTTACATTATGAATCATCATTTGAGCTGTTGGTGACATCAGTACCTTTTTACCCGCCATTGCAATAACAGAGGCTGCACTTGCTGCCAAACCAACAATCTTCACGGTCACATTCCCCTTGTAGGATTTCAGCGCCGTGTAAATTTCGCTCCCGGCGAATACGCTCCCGCCGCCGGAGTTGATTTCGACTTCTAGGTCCTCGCCGTTGGCTTTTTCAAGTACTTTGTCAACCATACTCGGGCTTGTAGCTTCAATGCCGAACCATTCATATATCCAGGCATCGCTATTGTTTATAATTGGACCCTTGATTTTCACCTTCATTCTTCATCACTTCCTTCCCCTATCTGCCCTGTGTCTTTCCTCAGAACGTAAGTATCACCGCCCTCGCGTGGTGCCATGTTGAGTACAGCCCTCACTTCGTTTGGATTCATAATTCCGCGATCAACAAATTGCACTAATTTTAATTTCGTCTGCATACTCGCAAAGTTCAGGTTAGAGGATTCAAATATAATTTTGTTTCCGGATCCCCGTTCACGTCTTGAAAAGAGTTTCCGCGTGTATTCTCCGCTTAGCTGAATCACATCGGGTTCAACGGATACTTCGTAGTACGATATCCAATCATCTTCACTGTACTTTCCCTGTACGATCTTGTCGTTGGTGTTGAAAAAGCTGTAAATCCGTTGCGTGGTCTTGTCCATCTGCGAGGCGTTCGGGACATAGTCTTTCGGCTCTACCTGTATGGCGTCTGCTTTGGCATCTGTAGCGGCGGCACCTACAGATTCGCTTTCTATACTCAAATAGTCCTCAACAAACTGCTTTGTCTGCTTTTTTAAGTCCTCCGGCCGCAAAGTCTGGTTGAATTTCAATAACCATTTGATAATATTTGAGTTTTTGATTGCCTTTACAATGCCTTGGTCTGTGGTATTGACGATTTCCATTAACGGTGTCAATGCTTGTGCCGGAGAATCCCCAAAAATTTCGTTGTTGTTGAAGTCTTTCCGCAAGTGAATTATGTCCGTGTATCTGAATGTTACATCCCGGCCGGTTCGCAATGTAAATTTCAGAAATGTTTCGCCTTGGTTGTTTTGCAATGCCTCACATGCCGTAGCCGTTATAGGGTATATCTCCATCGGATAGCCATTTTCATCCCGATTGATATAAGCAAACGCATTGTTGTTGAGTTCAAGCTGTGTTGTAAGTTTCTCCTGTAGCATCTGCCCGGTCATGTACGGATTCGGTTCTTCGAGCAAAAACCTGATGTATGGCTCAGGATTAACCTTTATATTCTTTGTTCCATCAGGTTTTATCGTTTCACGTATATGTTTTCCAACCGTCTTTCCAATCGCCCGGACCTTCGGTCTTATAGCACTTCTTACAATGTCACTTTGGTACAAATTGCCGTTCCATGCATAAAAACCACCTCCCTCATCCGTAATCAATTTGTACCTTGACACGGTCACGGTCCGGTTTCTGAATCTATCGAAAAATCCCAAATCATCACCTCCTTATATTAAATTCATATAATCATCAAAATTCCTTTCATATACAATATATGCATCTAATAAACTAGCTACACCATCAATTCTACGCCTTTGATTACTTGTTTTTATTAACGCTATATTATCATTCTTATCAATAGAAATAGCTGCATTTGAGAGATTCCATTTAAGTATGGGATTGTTGTTATAATTAATTTTCTTTGCTTCTAAATCAGCTGCAAATCTTTTCATTGGACTAGAGAATGTCTTTGCTCCTTGGATTACTGGCTCGGTTATTTTCCCAAAATTCTGTTCTAACTCATCTATAAGATATGTGGAACTCCAGCTATCATAACCAATCTTAAATATATAAATATCCATATCGTTCTGGACTTCTAATAGCCATTTAGTAACATCTTTATAGTTTACTTTATTACCTTCACTTACTCTTAATAATCCTTTATCTAACCACGTGGAATATGGAATTTTATCCTCCTGCACTCGTTTTTCTAATAAATCACCTGGTAACCAATACATTTGTTCAACATATAATATTTCATCGTCAGGAATTCTAAATAAAATTGTAGCGCATGTTAAGTCGGTTGTTGCTCCTAAATCTATACCTGCTATGCAATATCTGGGTTTTAACTTTTGTATATCGAATGTTGCCGTATTATTGAGTTGCTCAAAGGTAAGCCATGATTCAGAACTGGTTTCTCGTATATTAAATTCTTTACAAACAAAATTCTTTTCTAACTTTGGGTTTTCTGCTACCCTTTTAGCTTTATCCTGTAAAGCTCTTAATTTCTTTATGGTCCCAATGCCAGGATTAGCCTTAACCCAATTATTTGCATCTCTCCATTCTTCTTTTTTGTCTAGCTCATAAATAAAAA